CGATATAAAGAAATCTCTTCCAGAATTAGAAAGAGAAATATCAGATACCACATTTATCAGACAAATAGACTCAATACATTTGCAGACCATAAGAGAACTTTATGAAACTGGTGATATGATTTCTATGCACAAGAAGTTTATTGCTGATTATCCAGACGATTCAATACTCGTAAATGGTGACGAATCATTGTACTGGAACAAGACTGTGATGGAAGTATATGATTTCTACAAAGAAAGATATATTTCTAAGATGCACAAAGTCGTAGCAGAAGAAGTAAAAGTACACGGACCAGTAAGATACTTTTGGAAAATAACTAGACTACAAGCAATCGCATTGTATAGAAGAATGTGGCATAAAAATACTTTACCATCAATTAAAGTAGACTTTATGAAGAATGTAGTAGATCATGGTATTCAGTGTATCTTTTGGGACACAGATTCGGATGAGATACAATCACTATATAAAAAATATTATATTGAATATTTAAAAGAATTGTTTTACAAAGAAGATTATGAAAAAGTCTTTGAGCGATTATACAATATCATGCCCAAAGAAGAATTACTTTCTATCATGAATCAGAAAGATGATGATACAAATACACTCATAAAGTATTTTCAAATGCATGGAGAACAATACAGTGATTTGTATCGTGGTCTATATGAAGATGAAGAACCAGATGGCGCACTGATACAATTAAGTACTCGCCAGAATGATACGAACATAGAGTTCAATGACATTTTTGTAGACGGCAATGAACACACTCTAAAGAGTATAAAAAATATATTCGATAGTTACAAAGTTTCTTGGGTAACTTTTATGTGTGAAATAACAGACCCAGTAAACTGTGTAGAGTTGGAAGAAATATGCAAGTATCTAAAAGACAAAAATATTACTATAACTTTGCAGACATTTAGCGATATAGAATCTCTTGTATATGTTGATCATATACAAAAAGTATTGCCTGAGTTAAAGTCAGAACAAGAGAATCAAATTGAAGATACTATTGCAAAAGATAAACCAATAGACTTTCATACTCTAAAGCAGTTTGCAAAGAAAAATGAAATAAGAACAACTAAACCTAAAATGAAAGAAAAAGATCCAGTGTGGTGTGATGCTAGAAAAAGTGGATACTTTTATATTGGTTCGTCTAGTAATGCTTTTCCTTGCGCCTTCATTGCAAGAGATGTTGTAGAAAATAAACTTTTACCATATCACCCTATTGACTATCCTTACAATATGAAGTATAATAACCTAGCAGGGTTTACTACAGGTGAAGTAATACATAATAATGATTTTGCAAATATCAGTGAGCATTTAAAAAGAAAGCCACTCGATATATGCACTAAAAAATGTGGAAAATGTAAATGAGAGTAAATTATATATGTGCTAAATGGGGTACAAAATATGGTCCCCATTTTGTGAATAGACTAAAAGATATGGCAAAAAGAAATACTCCTGATCAGTTCGAGTTTCATTTCTATTGCTATACTGATGACGCAGAAGGTATAGATGACGATGTTACTATTATTGATTTTCCTGATATTCCTAACATTCATCCTAAGTATTGGTTTGGTGCGGAAGATTTCAAGTACGGGATGGCAAGGTGTTGGGACAGAGCAAAGACTTTTGTATTTAATACTCATAACTTTGCTCCTGACAAACCTACTGGTCGCTTCATATTTTTCGATTTGGACGTAATTATTCAAGGTGACTTAACTCCTATAATTACATACAATATGGAAAGACCTACAAAGATGAAGTCTTGGTGGCAAGATCCAAGACCAATGGAAACAAGAAGATTTAAACTATCACATGGAGCGTATACAAATGGCTCATGTAAAGTGTGGTCAGATGATCAGTGTGAATGTATATGGGAAGACGTATTAGAAAATCAAGAAAAGATTTGGTTTACATATACAGATGGTACTGATAATTACCACTCTTGGAAATGGGGTAGATATGGAGAAGATTTGTGGGATCATTTCCCATCATGGATGGCATACTCTTGGAACAGAGGTAGATCGTGGGATGAAGATGATTTGAATGTAGCCAAATATAGAGAAAACTGTATTGTCTGTGTGTTTAATATTGACTTGCTTCCGTTTGAAGATGCAAGTAGAGGTAGTACAAAACAAGATAACTTAACTCATCCAGAACTCTTGAAACACTGGAGAGGCGAATGAATATCTATACTGTAAAATGGGGTACAAAATACAATGCATCTCATGTCAATCAACTATATGAAAGTTGTCTTGAAAACTTGAGTATGGATTTTACATTTCATTGTCTAACTGAAGATAGTAAAGATATAGACTCTAATATTAAAATACTTTCATTGCCTGGTGGTAACAAATTGGAGAAGTGGTGGAATAAAATGTACCTCTTCGATGAGACTATCGTTACTCAAAAGGGCGAGAAAATGTTCTTTGATTTAGATACCATACTGCAAAAAAACATTGATGATATAGCAAACTTTGATGCAGAAGATTGCTTATGTTTTGTTAAGACTTGGTGGCATGATTTAGATACACAGTATAAAGATACTCGCCATGTCCCACATAAGTTTACTGATTTGAATTCGTCAGTTCTTCGTTGGAACGACAGTCTAAATAGTAATGAAATTATCGAATATTTTAATGAATATCAAAATCAAATATTATGGTACTATCGTGGTCTAGATAATTTTTTCTACAATAGAAGAATTGTAAAGACAAAACTATTCCCAATTGGTTGGGTATATAGTTTTAATCAAGGGTATGTTTATCCACATGATACTGAAACTCATGTGTATAGAGACTTACCATATGTATGTATTTTTGACTCAATGGGGAAAAGTGAAGATGTCAAATTCTAATTTAAATTATAACTTTCTAAACAACTTTAAGAATTGGGGTGAAGCACTCTCAGTTATTGAAAAAAGAATGCCACATAAATTGGCTGACTTTAGACAATCTCTTGAAGGTAATAACATGGAAGCCAGCACATGGCTAATAGAAGAAGTTAAAGAGTATATTGAAGAGTATTATACTAAGACTGGTTCTATGAGAGTGTTGATATTAAACTCTTGGTTAGGTATTCCAATAGTTCCTCTGCTATGTGAAAACATTGATGTATCTCAAATACACCTTGTAGATATTGATGAAGAGTCAATTGAATTGTCAAAGATTTTTCACAAACATTATGCTCAAGAAAAGTTTGTCAACATTCGCCATTGGAATTTAGATGTTCCATTTGAGTTTGAAAATCTTAATAAGATTGATGTTGATCTAGTTATCTGTATGTGTACAGAACAGATGTATCCACTAAAAGAACTTACAACAAAGAATCCGCAAGCAATTCTGGCAGTACAAAATAGTAATGTAGTTGAAGAGATGTATGGTATTAACTGTGTAAATTCAATAGAAGCATTGAAAGATCAAGTTGGTATTGAAGAAGTAGGTTATGAGGGTACTAAACAACAAACATACTATTCATGGGACGGCAAAAAAGTATATGATCGTTATATGATTATCGGTCAGAGAGAAGGGTTCTTTTAAGGAAATAAACTTCTTCGCCAGTCTTCGTCTATATCTTGACACATCATTTCCCACATATCAAAGTCTGGTATAACAAATCCTAATGTATGTCTTGGCTCTGTACTACCAGCACAATGCCAAACGTGTTTAGATGAGTCTTCATCTTTACCTCCAAAGTATCCAACTTTTGCTGACCAACCAGGAGTATCGTGAAGCGTTGTGATACTAGAGTCTTTAGTATGTCTAAAGAACCCTTCTCCATTTTTTGTATAACTTAACAAAATATTATACCCAGGAGTGTCCCAATTACAATGCCATCCCATAAATCCATTTGTTGGATAATATGCGTGAACAGCCGTAAACTTTGCTCCTAAAAAACTACAGACATTAGTACATAACTCTAAAGAAGAATCTCTATATTTTTTAGGAGAGCCTGCACTTACATGAAAGTCTGTAACTATGGCACATTCTGGTGTGCCTTTATGGCTTTCTTTTCTTACTTCTTCAAGATAGTCAGAAGACGTTGCTGTTTCTAGTGTATGTCCAAAATCTCTGCCTGAGTCTGGTAAGATTGTATCATGGTCATCTTGTTCGTCAAACCACTTTTGCCAATCTTCTAACATCTTTTTTAGTTCTGGATTAAGTCTGTATATAATATTCATTTGAATTAAATACCCTGCTCAATGTATAGTGTCGCACTATAACTTCATTGTTTTCCAATTCATCAGGTCTTTGACCCATACAAAAATTCCATCTGGCATCTGGCAATGGAAATTCACCCACATTAATTGAGTCTTTAAAACTGGTTTTATTTAAAAGCCACCACATAGTAAATGTGTCCCATGGTCTTACTTTTTCTGGATAAGGGTCAAGACAATATTCAGGATCAATTTGTATCAAATATTCTTTGTACCAATTATCCATTAGTCTTTTTATTTCAGAAGTTTTTTTATATAAAAACACACCACAATGATAAATCATTTCTTCTGTGTCATTTAGCTTTGTTATCTTTGCATTATATGGTCTGTTCTTAGTAAAGATAATATCATGATTACCTATATAATTAAATATAGTAGATATGTCTTCATGTTCAATCATCGTATCACAATCTAAGTACATAGTCAAATCATATGGTGTTTGTGACAATGCCCATAACTTTGCTCTGTTATTAGCAGGAACATCTTTTGTTACGATGTTATTAAAAATTAAATAGTCTTCATCTGTTACCCACTCCTCGTGAGTAAACAGTGTTATATTTGCTTCTGGATAAAAATCTTTTAGAGACTCTGCCGACATCTTTGCGGCGCGATAGTAATCTTTATTTAATGAAGCCACATAAACGTAGCCGTTAGTCATTAGATAATAGTTCTTTTAGATTGCTTTCTGTTAATTCTTCTTGAATCAGTATTGTTGAATATGCTTGTACTTCTACAATAGATTTTGCTCTACGAATATTCTTTTTCATTTCATTATTTTTGGAATCTTTGATCAGAGGAATTTCAAATGCTTCTAGTTTCATTTCAAATAAGGCTTCTTGCTTAACTCTATTTTTATGAACTTCTGCTTGTTCTTTCTTTTTTGTTTCTTCTGCTTCTTTCTTTTCGTCTTCTATTGCAGTAAGGCGATCAACTTCTTCTTCACCAATAAGTTCCATAATTGCATCGAAATCTTTATTGACAAATCCATCTTTCGCTGGTCCAGCATTGACGATACAGTGTTGATATTCATCGCCCATAAGAATCTCACACTCTAAAGAGCGTATTTCTTTTTTAATCCATTTTGGGTTTTTGTACTTAGGTTGGTCTGACATTATATATCCTCATAATTAAAATAAAGGCAGAGTGGTATGCTCTGCCTTATTATTTATATCACTTTAAAGAGACTCTTTAAGCAGTTCTTACGAACAACTGTTTTGTTTCTTGTGTAGAACTAGATGATTGTACGGTGTTGCCCGCATAAGTTCCAGTATATGTACCAGAGTATGAACCAGCATATGCGCCATTTAAGAATCCAGAAAAGAATCTGTTATAGTAACCAGTGTATGATCCTGTATAGTCTCCGGAATAGTTTTGTGAAGTAACATCTTTTAATTGGTCGGTCATTGTTGAACCCATCTGAGCCCAAGTTCCGGCGGCAGAAGGTTGACCATTATTCAATAGATAAGTTCCTATACCAGTACTAATGATTCTATTTCTCATTGCTGTATTGAGAGTTTCCATTTCAGCATCAGTCATTTCTGCTTGACCACCAGTACCATCGCTCTTCAACAATCTGTTGATATTAGTAGCCGCGGCTGTTGTTGGTGCAGTTTTTTGATATAGATTATATGCTACATCAGTTCCATCAACTTGTGTTTCTGTAATAGTACCTCTTACTGCCCAAGTTCCACCAGATGGTGTTGATGTATTAATATGATATTGACCAACTGTATTAGCATCTTCAGTTACCATAGCAGTAATAACTTCATCTAAAAGTTCTGTGTCGATAAGACCATCAGTCATTTCATCGATATTGTTATCATCCCATCTTAGTGGTCTGGTAACACTTTCAGAAACTACAGCATTTTTTTGTTGGATTCTATATGTGGTTGTGGTAGTGCCACCACCAGCTGGGTGAGTACCCACTGCTTCGGTTCTTTCTCTATTCGTAAAAGTTCCTACTTCAGTGTAATCTGTATCTAAAGCATCCGTAATAACTTGTAATTCAGCAGTGCCCGTCCCATCGGTATCGGTTGCAAATTTATTAGTAATAACATATGCAATGTGATCTCTAATCTCAGCAGTCGTAAGTTCCCTAACGCCTTGAATTGTACTAGCGGATGCGGGATACGAACTTGCTTTTAGTGTAATTGGGCCAGCCATTGTGAATCCTCTTAGTTAATCAGTGTACCAGATGAATTATATACTGCCAATGGTCTATGTCTTTGCCAATCCGTTGAGTCCTTACAAGTAACTGTAACTGTCGTTTTTGCTGGTAAAGTAACTGCCGCATTAACAGAACCACCATCAATGGTATCTGAAGTGTTTGGATATAATTTAAAATCTGTTGTAGTAGCGTTTTGAACAATGATAGTAAGTCCGGCGGCTGCAGTAGGAAGTACAACTCCGTTATCAGTAGAACCGGCAGTTACAACTACTACTGTTTCAGTAATTGCTGTTCCGTTACCCTGAGTAGTACCAGCGGCAGTTGCAGTTTGTACTCCGTACTTAACGTTTCCTAGAAGACTTACAGTTCCATTAACAGTAAAATCTTGTACGTTATTACCACCAGAACCAACTGCTCTCCATGCGCCAGAAGAAGTTCCTACATATTCTGCGCCATTGTCAGTAACAACATCTACAGGAGCATCAGCACTTCCACCATCGATAGTATCACCAGAAGCGGGATAAACTTTAATAGTTGCACCAGATGTGTTGTAGACATTAATAACTAGTCCGGCTGCCGCGTCAGGTAATTTAACACCTTGGTTTGCAGAAGCACTAGTAATAATATTGTAAGTTTTAGTAATTGCTTGGGCATCTCCCTGTGTACTACCAGCGGCAGTAACAGTTGCGACTCCTAGGGTGACATCGCCACTAGCGGTTAAGGCAGCTACGGAGATATTGTCACCACTTTCATACTTATCGTTATTGAGGTTAGTAAAGTTATTATCTACCTCAGTATTAGTAAGGGGACTACCCTTAGCTGATCTTAATGTGATTGTGGCCATTTGCTCTTCCCATTTATCGTTGGTTTATAGACTTTAAAAGTAATTTAATCTCTGAGAGTTCATCTTTTAGACTATTTATATCATTGGACATTTCAAGTATTTGATTGTCCTTTTCCTTAATTTGCGCTCTTCGTTTTTTATGGTTTCTCAGCCCAACCACATCAGTCGAAAGTATTGCACCAGAAGCATCATCTCTAATAAAATTATCTTGTCTCATATATATGCTCCTTAAGTTACGTTTATTACACGTAGTTCTTTTGCATACGGTATGTTTGACGTATTAGAAGCCAAGAATACTAGTTTAGTAGCAAACTTCTTATATTCATCAAAAGTTACTGTGCTTACTGTTGCTGTTACTTGAGCGGCTGGTCCTACATATACAAGTACGGCAGTTCCATCAGTTTCTTGAACGGGTGGCGATGCTTGAGTTCCAGATGGACCAGTTCCACTAGCCGCGCTAGTGCCACCAGTTTGTACAGTATAGAGATTTCCAGCGGCAGTTGCAACTTGTTGTCCAGTAGCATATGATGTTGAATTTGCGTATTGCGTTCCTACTGTAACTGTTGGAGTTACACCCGCATAATCTCTTCCTGGATTTGTTAATTGTATTGAACCAACAGTATTACCAGATAATAATGCAATCGCAGTTGCCTCGCCAGTACTAAAAGATAATTCTGGTGCAGATGTATATCCTGCTCCAGCTTGTGCGAGAGTCAGTTCTGTTACTCTATCAGTTGAATATGCATATGATCCGTTTACCAAATTTGCATCAGGA